GCTACCGGGGCGCTGGGACTCCAGACCCCGTAAACGTAACTGCCCGGCGTGGTCGTGCGTGTCGCATCGGTGGAGCGGAACATCACATCGATGTGACCGCCCATGTTGATTGGCATTATTCAAGACCCTCAATCAATGGGTTGGTTTTATTGTTTAACATACGCAAGGCTAATCTGACCAGCGCCTCCCTCTTGCACAGTGAACCCGCCATATTGATTGCTAATGCGCTCAATTTGATTCAAGGCATTGTTTGGTAGTTCTGATTTGTGAATCTGTATTCTATTGCCTTTAGTAAATCTCGGCTCTATCGCCTTTGTAATATCAACCCCTATGAGATGATTTATCTTATTAACGATTGAGTTTTGATTTTTATTGAGTTTAACACCGCTAGGGTTTGCCGGTGTCTTGTTTTGTGCGGCTGATTGACTCGCGATTGACGCAGCCGACCCTTCACTCCCGTTCAAATGACGTTTAATTAACGACGCAGACGCTCCAGACTTACCGAACAAGGATTCAAGAGACGATCCTCTCGACTTGAGTGATTTTTCTATATCCAACAATCGTTCGGTCAGTTTTGACGGGTTAGCGGTGGCAAGCGCCTTTATCGCTGCGGACGCCTCGGATTTGCTGTGAGTACCGGCGAACAATCCCACGACTGAGCGTGTGACATTATTGCTGAGTTTGGTGTGCTCGGAAGCGGTAACGGATGACGCTGGGCGCATAGATTCGAGCTTGGCAACCATTTCCGACTCGATAGATTTCAATGTCTGCGACTCACGAGCCAAATTTTCCAAGGGCGTCGCGGTATTGGATATTTTACGCCCCGACCGACCCGTGACGCTCCAACCGGGGTTGTTTTCACGTTCTCGATGGAATTTTTCCAGTATTGCGCGTTCCGCCGCTTGATGTTTGGCAACGTAATGCTCGATCGTTTGACGTTGCTCAGGTGTCTCTTTCAGTTTCGACGGTACAGACTGGCGGATCCTTTCGGCTGATGCCGTTAATGTTTTCTCAATATGTTGCGACGCAGCCGAACCGCCCTTCAACTCGCCCAACTTCTTCCCGTTGAACTTTCCGCCCATGCCCGCCAGTACCGTGCCGTTTTCGCTGATTTGAACGGGCGTTCCCTTGGATCCGGCACCATTCGGATGGACGGTGATCCACTTGGCGTCGGCGAGTTGTTTCCGGGATACGATAGGGCGTCCCGCTTCGTCGATTAGCAACCCGGCGTCAAATGCTTGGTCTAGTGTCACGTTAATCCCTCGCTCGGTTTAATCGGTGAAACGCTGTAGGTCACGCTCTGGCGCATCATCCCGGAGTCGATCAATGGGTTGCTGCTGCCCTTCTTCGCAATCGTGCTGGGTGCGTTTGGCGGCGTTTTGAGGTCGGTCATGTACTGCTGCACCTTACCAGTCGCGACGATCCCGACACGCTCCAACACCATGTCGAGATTATCGCCTTTTTTGACACCCTTCTCAATGACCCGCATGTAGTCAATCGTGCCGGACTGGACGCCAGGGACGAGCCAGGGACGAGCCGGGATGGTGATTTTGTGCGGCCCCGTGACGCCCAGCTCCATGTATCCACCGGGCATCGGTTGCCGACGTGTGCCGCCAGACGCGCCAAGGAATCGCACCTCGTTACGCTCGTATGCAGCTTGACTGGCGTAGCCGTAAGCAGTCCCGCCCGGATGGTCGATGTCCGCGCCGAATTCGTGGATGGCGCCGAGCTTGGCCATGGTCAGATCGCCCGACTCCACATTCCCAGCCGCTTCGTGGATGCCGACTAACACGGTGTTGTTGCCGCGAAATTCATCGAGCGCCTTTTTCAACGCCTCCTGAACCTCTTGGAAATTGGAAACCTTTAACGTGATGCCCATACCCCGTCCTTAAAATTTTGGTGTAACGGTTGAGGTGATGCAAGTCGTTGTAATTACTGCCCTTTATACTACTTACCCCAATACCCCTTTAAATAGAAATTGGTAGGAGGATATATAGGAGCTGTATATATACATAGGACACACGGGGAGCCGGGAATAGGCGAAACGAACCGAGGTAATCGAAAATTCCCGTTTTCCTGTTACATATCAACGACTTGCAGCACCCCGAACATTTACCCCGCTTTTGCGTCCGAGGTGTGGCGTTAGACGCATCTGGCACCCATACCGGCACGTTTGCGCAGTCGGTAAAATTGCTGACCGTAATGTGACCACGTTAACCAGTCGTTGTTGACCTCCAGCATTGACGGCACACGATACGCGACCGACTCATCACCGACGCTTTTACTCGCTACGTTGAGTCGTGCTTCGCCGCTGGTCGTGCTATTCGGGCCGCCGTCGCCGTACATGTTGATCAACCAGGCGGCGGCATACACAACTATCCCGCGCCGCCGGAAGTTGCTGCAAACCGCCTCATAGGCGCCCCAGCCGCTACCCCCTGTTTCGGCTTCCGCCTCGCACAGTGCGTTTTCGATGGTCGCGTCCGGCCACTTGGTTCCATCGCTGAATTCCGGCAACGCGGTGCGGAATTCGTCAGTTGTCATCAGTGTCATGGTAAGTCGGGCTCCCCTTCGAAATATGTCAGCCACCAGTGTACTACGGCGTCACCAGTGCCGGGATTGGCAATCGTGAACACATGTTCAGTATTCGGTGCCAGGATGTACTCCAGGCCGAGCGTATCGGCCCCAATTCGGCTCGCAGCGTTAACCCCTGCTGACAGGATGGGGAATGGCTGCAAGTACGTCACAGTTGCGCCTGTAGCGGCTGCTGGCGTCACGGTATGCCACGCTTGCATCAGGATCGGCTGCTGCGTGATGTTGTTCGGGTTGCTGATCGGAATGACCGTCCCGCCCGTAAACCCACGATTCGCTTGGGCGGAATAGTCGATGCGGGTCGAGCCGACCTGGTTGATCAGCCGTGACTTGATGACCACAGGTAACGCGCCAGTACGAAACCCGATGTAATTCTGTGATCCGGCGTTAACGGTCAAAATAGCCGAGGCGACACGTTGCGCCCCGGTCTTGATGTTGACCTCAGTGTAATTCTGAAACGTGACGGCTCGCAGTCCCGTGATGCAACGCAACAGGATCGCATCTACCGAGTCTTTCAATCGCCAATCGGTCATATCGTTTCCTCATGTGAAAAGACCGCCCGTAGGCGGTCCGTGTTATCTGTGATTACTCGTCACCGCCACCTTCATCGGCGCCAGCAGTAACCTTGTCGATTTCAGCCTGGAGGCGTTTCGCCTTCCAGCGCTTGTCGTATTTGATCCCGAGCGTATCGCATTGCAGACGCAGCGCGTCAAGCGTTTCGACTTCGGTTGGCGCATCCGGTTCACCTGCACCAGTGTTCACGATGTCGCCAGACTTGATCAGCGCTTGAACGAACGCAGTTTGTACCAGGCGATCCGGTACGGCCACAGGTTCAGCATCTACGCCGCCGGGGCGCAGGTTGTAGCATACGCGCCGGCCTTTCTCGTCCGGTTCGCTGTCGTTGATGGTGATCAGTCGTGCGGTAGTCGCACCGCATTTCAGCAATTGAGCCATTGTGTTGCCCTCTTCACGATAAGGCCCGAGGTTAACCGTTGGCAGGTCTCGGGCCGGGACTCTTCGGGTGCTACCCTAGCCAACAGTCAAACGGTTAGATGAAGTCGCGGTAGGCCGCAGACCCCGGATAACGCCAGGACACGCCGGACAGCTTGTACTCGCACGGTACTTCGATGCGCAGACCTTGCGGTTGCGGTGCCAGTGCGCGCCATGGGATCGGCTGCTTCATGAACAAATTGTCCGGCAGCTTCTCGTAGGCGACCATGCGTTGACCAGCAGTGGCACCGGCGGTTTCCAGTTCCAGCAGCGGCTTAACGGTGATCTGTTGACCGGTGGTGCTGGTGAACAGGTTGTTAGCCTTGAAGAACTCCAGAACCGTGGTGTCGGTGCCGGTGTCCATACGCTGCGAGCTGATCTGAGCGTAACGAGCGGACGGGATCAACAGAGTGTCGGGGATGTGGACGTTGGCGCTGTTGTTCCACACCTTGATCAGCAAACCGTTCATGTCGTCGATGATTTCTTGACCGTCAGCGGTTGCCCAATCAATCAGAGAGTTATCCAACGATACGTTAGGGTTGTTGAACAAACCATACATGCCTTGACTGGTATCGCCGAACCATGCCACCTTCTGCATATGCTCCTGTGCACCGCGATATGCTGAGCGAGCTTTAGTTGCATCTAATGGAATACGCAAGGCTTGAGATTGACGCAGTTCTTCCAAAGAGAATGAATAACTATTACCAGCATAACCCACTTGAATTGTGGATTTACTAGCTTTGATATCTGATTCCGGTAGATCGCGACCATTTGCTGCAATGAATTTACCCATCGTTACAGCATCGTATGAGATGTAATCCACGGAGGTTACATGTTCAGGGTCACTGGTATTGATT